ATATTGAGCCGTAACCCTTTCAGGAAGTTTCTGAACCGCTCAGAAGTCGATATACAGAAAAAAGCCAAAGAAAACAATTACCGGTACACGCATCGCCTGCAAAGGCACCGGAAATACCGGGCTGAATTGGCCATGGATGAGCTGGAAAGGGCCATTCAATTAGCTGAAGACCCTTACAAACGAAACCGCGGCTACCTACTGGCTATCTATGACAAGGTTATGAAAGACCCACACCTTTACAGCCAGATTCAGGCCACCAAGCACAAAATCCTCGCTGAACCCTTTAACCTGATTGATAAGGATTCAGGCGAAGAGAATGAGGAGCTAACGGAGCTCATTGAAAGGCCGTGGTTCTACCAGTACCTGAGCAATGCTTTAGAGGCTGAGTTTTGGGGGCATTCTTTAATGGAATTCCAGGAAATGGCAGAGAGCGACCATCCTCGCATGGACATGGAGTTCCGACACGTTAAGCTGGTGCCACGCATGCACGTCAAGCCGGAATTTGGCCAAATCGTTATCCGCCCTTACGACCAGGAAGGCATCCCCTTCCGGGAAGAACCCTTTAATGAGTGGTTGATGGAGTATGGCGATGCTTACGACAAAGGCCTCCTGGAAATTGCAGCCAAGCACGTAATATGGAAAAATTACGCCCTTTCTGATTGGTCCAGACACGCAGAAAAATACGGGGACCCCTTTATGGTAATACGCTCATCAGGCAACAAGCAGGAAGACCTTGACAAAAAAGAGGAGATGGCAGCAAAATTTGCTCAAAACAGCTATGCCATCCTCGATGATGATGACCAAATTAATTTACTTGAATCCTCGCATTCAGATTCCTATAAAATATTTATGGAAATGGCCAAGTTCCAGGATGACCAGGATTCCAAGCTCATTAATGGGCAAACCATGAGCGCGGATGAAGGCTCATCCCGCAGCCAGGCTGAAGTGCACGAGCGCCTCATGAACAATTTCGTCAAATCCCGTATGCGCAGTTTTCAATTCCATGTGAACTTTGAGCTGCTTCCCTTCCTCAAGTACCACGGCTATCCCCTTGACGGTACCCAGTTCATGTTCCACAACCTGATTGAAGATCCCGAGGACGAAGAAGACGAAATGCCTACCAATACACCCCAGCCCAGGCAATCAGGCAGGCCGCGTAACGCCTTAAAAAAAAAGTAGCTAAAGGCTACGCCTACATTACCCCGTCCGGCCGTATTAAAAACCGCTCCATCGCCAACATGGTGGAGCGCCTTTATAACGCACACGACTGCGCATCACATGACCATCACATAAGCCCGCTCCCAAGCGATGGGTTTCAGACCCATCGCCCAAATCGCGTCAATCCATCCGGGATCACAAACATCGCCTTCAACTTGGATGATACTGTAGACAAAGCCATTCAGAAAGTCTACGACAAAAAGCTCAAGGCAGGCGACATAGACCCGGAATTGTGGGACGAAAACCGCAAAAAAATCTTTGAATCCGTAGAGCAGGGCTACGGCAAGCTAATGGCCAACGTGGAATACCGCACACCCGACAAAAACATGCTACTTCAGCTACGGGACAATGTACACACATTTAGTGCCTTCAAAAACCACGAAAATGTTAAGGAAATGGCCGATGCCCTGGTGGACGGCAACGGCAAGCCACGCTCCTTCGATGATTTCAAAAAAGCAGCGCGGCAAATCAATGAACGATATAACGGCAACTGGCTCCGCTCGGAATTTGAGCAAGCAAGGGGCAGCGCTCGCATGGCATCGAAGTGGACCCAATTTGAGCAAAACAAGGACATTTTGCCCAACCTCCAGTACCGGACGGCTGGGGACGACCGCGTAAGGGACGCCCATGAACGGTTAGAAGGCACCACCAAGCCCATTGACGACCCCTTCTGGGATGAATTCTATCCGCCCAACGGATGGCGCTGCCGCTGCACCGTCCAGCAAGTAGCCGGGGAGGAAAGAGAGCCGGAAGCCCTGCCCGATGAGAACGAAGTACCCCGCAACTTCCGCATGAACACCGCCAAGCAGGGCCAGGTATTCCGGGATGATCACCCCTATTTTGCCGTGGCCGGCAGCACTGCAAAAACCAAAATCCAAAAGCAACTCAATCGCCTTGAATTTGACAGGTTTGACAAGGAAAATTACCCAGTCCGAGAATTCGATGAAAGCACCGGGGGGTTCCTGGTACAGCACGCCAGCCAAAAACCCGAAGAGCGCAAGCACAACCTTGAGGTAGGACGAAGGTTCAAAGACCAGGGCGACCGGGTACACTTGCTCCCAAACATGGAAAACCAGCCATCCCCGGATGCCGAGATCAACGCAGCAGCATGGGAATTCAAGAGAATTAGCGATGCAACAAATGTTAGGAATAGAGTCAAAGCTGTATTGCGGAAAGGTAAGAAGCAAGCCAACAACATCCTGCTTGATATACAGCAGGATTTCAGCAAAAGAGAACTTATTAGGGGCATTCAGTCAGCCCTAAACCAGGATGAAAACAAAATAATCGAAAACATTAAGCTTATCATAAACAATGAGGTCGTATCCCTTTCAAAAGAGGAGTTAGATTCAGGAAGCTGGATTAGCACAATAGAGAAGCTATAAAAAAAACTGAAGGGGCCTCCTTAATCTCAATAAGGAAAGCCCCTTAGGGTGGACCACCCAGCAGGCAGTCACACAAATATACAAAGAACCCAATAAAAATGTTCCTATGCCACGCAAACGCAGACAAGACTTCCCCACCTTCAAGCAAGAAGACGGAGAAGTAGAACGCCTCCTCAAAAACCTGCCCCGCATCATCAAGAACATGCAGCTTAACTTCTTTGATGACAGCTTTCAAAGGGAGGGCTGGATAGATACTGGGTTCCGCCCCTGGACACCCCGCAAGCATAAGGACGGCAATGAGCAGCAAAGAGGAAGGCGGGGACTCCTCAAGCAATCCGGTGACCTCCGTAGGTCCATCAAGGCCGCCATCCGGGGCAACGTCATTACTTTCTATTCAGACTTGCCTTATGCCGAAGTCCACAACGAAGGTTTCCAGGGCAAGCAGCAAGTCCCAACACATACACGCACAAGCAGACGAGGCAAATCCTACACCGTAAAAGCCCACACACGCCGGCAAAACATACCGAAAAGGCAATTTATGGGCTATTCAGAAACTTTGGACAAACGCCTTGAAACACAAATCAACAAATCCATGGATGAAATTTTTGGAGATTAATTACCCTTTCCCTTGTAGGAGAAAGGGCCAGGGGTAAGGCTCCCCAAATTTTTTTTGACAAGCCACTGTTAATTCCTTAAACTTGAACCCGTTATGATCGAGCCCATATATCAAATACTCAAGCAACGCCTGCAAAGCCAGGTTAACGGGCTCAAAGAAGTAGATTACTACCTGGGGCAAGACCGGGCAGGCGAGGACGGCCTCCTCTACACCTCACCGGGCGCTTACATTGAATTCCTGACCTTCGATATTGAATATCTTGGAAACAATGTACAGGAAGCGGAGATCGAATTCCGGGTGCATTTGGTAGAAGAAATGCTGCGCGACAATCAGCATCGCATTACCGGCCCGGAAAACCACCTGCAGCAAGCCAACGCCATTTTCCAGGTCCTTACCGGCTACAGCGCCAGGCTTTCCGTTCTGCCAAATTTCACACACCTGAAGGGAAGTAGTGAAGACAGCAAGGTTTTCAACAGCATCAGTCGTACCCAGTATGAGCCCGATCATTCCCTACAGTACATCTTAATCACCCGGCAGACGTTCACCTGCCTGGCTTTTGATATTACGGCCCTGCCGGCCTATCAAAAAGTTAAACCGAACTTAGCGCTGTCATCATCGTTAAATAACTGATATGAGCGTAAGAACGCCCACCAAAGACCAGACAAAAAAAAGGCATCTATACGCCCTTAAGCGCTTTCAGTATTGGTTTGAGAGAAAGCGCCTCCGCTACGATGATGCCATTCGGAAAGTAGCCGAAGAAACCTGGTACAGCGAAGAATACGTAGAGCGCATCATCCATGCGCAGGGGTGAATTAGCAGCACTAATCCATTATATAACCCCCTTTTTCCATGTACTTAACTTTAAAAGCAGTGTCAAAATGAAAGGTGACTGTTGAAAGCTTCTTGTTACCATTCAGGGTTTTACCTCTATACTTATGAGCAATTCTAAAACCCGCTGGTGGCAAGGCCTGCATCTTGTAAAAAACTGTGTCAAGATCAGGGTTTTCGCCAATTTTTTGATCTTTGAAAAAAGATCTGTCCTCAAGCACCTCCCTTAATGAGTCTGCTTTTTCAGATTTTTTGCGAAAAAGCCGACCGAACTTAACCGGCTCATAAGACTCAAAATTATGCATGTGCTCCTCAAAATAACCCTTCACACCCGCATAAACTTTGCATTCAACATTATTGGAATACTCTTTAAAGTTTTTTTGCTGCGAATCAGAAACTACCTCGATCGGTGTCTGGCAGTTCTGGCCACTATTGCAACACACGCATAAAAAAACCATTAAAATTATTGTTAGATGTCGCATAAATAATGTTTTAAGTATCAGTTTATTCTTTTGTTTCCTGTTCACTCCCACCCAGCTTCTCATGAATGCCTTTCAATAATCGGTTTTGCTCATCCATCCGGCCTATTAAGTCATTGATGCGCCAGTACCATAGCGATACGCCACGGCCTACTACCAATACAAATAAGATCAAGGCGATAAGAAAAACGGGATTCGTTAGAAATGCTTGCATAATACTGTTTTTTAGTTTGAGAAAAAGCCTCCCGGCCATACAGCCGGGAGGCAGCGTTATTATTCAATAAAACAAATCTAACAAAAATCGGCAAAAAGGCTGATAGCTGAAAGTTCTACTTATTACTAAAAAACTCAGTCGGATCAATCTTTTCCGGCTCCGCCTTCCGGCTATTGCGTTCCTCTTGCGAATCGGGCTTCGTACTGGCGTGCTGGCTTTCATTCATTTCCCTGATTAGCTCTGCTTTTTCCTTCCGGTACTTGCGCAGCCAGTTCAGGATCACGTTTGTATCCAGCCGGTAGATTTCGCCAAAGTGGCCGTTAAGGCCTTGCTTAAGCGCTATGCCGACCTCCTCCAGGCATATCCCGGCAAATTCTTCTGCTACCATATAGGCGCAATTCGTAATTTGCGCAGTGCTCATCTTATTGTTAAGGCTAAGCTGCTCGTCCAGCCATAGTAGCAATTCCATGATGTCCTGTATCAGCCCATCCTCATCAAAGACTTTGATTTCACGAAGGGTGTAATAGGCCGGTAAGTTCTCGAGATCTTGGATTACCTTACCCCGCTCTACACGCAGCCCCTGGCATATAATATCCTTATCCTGCAGATCGCTATCCTGGTATTCCTTAATCTTTCGCCCTAAGACAACCAGGTGCTGCTCGAAGTTCTGCCGCTGCCAGCGTGTTTCTACTACCTGTTTAGTACTGACCTGCTGAAGGTGCTTAATCAGCGCGCCCGGTTTTTCGCTTCTTAATGGCTTGCTTAAGCTGCTCCTTACCGGCTTCGCTGGCTTGTTGTTTTGATTTGGCATGGCCGTTCTTAATTTGAGATAGGATTTCAATCAGGTTCTTATTAATCTGCTTCAAGCTTTTTTGACTTTGCAGAAAGGGGCTTAGCAGCCCCCAGTGCTCAAAGATGTACTGCCAGGCATCCAACGCCCCCTGCGTATCCTGCCGGGTACTTTGCTTAATTAAGTACTGTATGATGCTTTTGAGCGCCTTTCCCTCCGAGGCGTCCATCTTAGCACCCACGCCAATTGTGTCCAGGCAGAATTGATGATAGATGCCTACAAACTCCTGAAAGCGCTCCGGCTTGCTATCTTTCTTGCGCCCGGCCTTGCGTAGCTCTGCCAATATCGCATCGATGAGAGCTGTATCCGCCCCCTCATCCAGCTTACGCTCCTCCAGCCAGGCAATCATCTTGTTTTTACTAACCTTCATATTGTCTATGCTCTAAGTTCTAAGCGCTAAGTTCTACTTAAGGTAGCTGGCATACACCTGCTCAAACTGGCTCACCACCTTACACAGCTCTTTATAGGAATGCGCCTGCAGCTTTTTATGAAACATCCCGTAATTGATGCACCAGTTGTTAATCCGGTCCATATCCGCCACCACTTTGCCATCCTTCACCTTCTGCCAGTCAAGCTTATGCGCCAGGCTGATGAGCTTCTTCCGCATCCGGTTTTTTTTCGTCTCACTTGACCGGTTAACATGCTCGATCAAATGTTCAATCTCCACATTGCTCATCTCGCTACTGCGCTCTGTCCGGCCATCCGTCTCATTTGCGATCATATCCCGGATGATGTCATTGCTTAGCCCCCTGGCCTTACAGGAAGCCCACAGGCGTTGCTTTTGCTGCTTATTCGATTTCATAAGCAATGCGCTTTATAACTTCTTCTACATCCTTTTGAAACCAATCATATATATTATACCAAGCTTCCGCTATTCTTAAGTTATGCAGAATAGTGCTATGATTACGATAAAGGCGCTTACCAATTTCTACCGTGCTGTAGCCGTATTTACTTGCAATATATATAACGACCTTCCGGGGATTTTGATATTGTTGATGCCTTTTTTTGCCATTCAAATCTTGCATTGGTATTCCATAATAATCCTTCGCAGCACACATAATTTTCACAAAAGTCATTTGATACACAGGTACCAAGGAAACCTTATTCCCTGTCTGCTGCCAGATCTGCTCTTCAGCCTGTTTAATGATGTCATTCATACAACTTGCTTTTGCTCGCCTTGCTGATATTTGAAAATGTAAAACCCGAATTCCGCATTGTTACCATACTGCCGCAGATACTTTTCGTACATCTTTCTTAGGATGCCCTGCACTTCTACCTTCGTATAGCCCGTATCCAGCAGCGCCATGCCCTCGGTCAGCTGAACAAACGTGAACCGGTTAGCCATCACCAGCTCAGCGGTTCCCAACCATTGTCTTTTTAGGAATACGCTGTAACGCTCATTCACCACATACTTATTAGTCTGCCATATGCGGATTGTGCTGAAGCACGTGTTCCGAAGCTTGTTATTCCAATTGTAATTGAAGGTTAGTTGTCGCATGCCATTTGCTTTTGATGAAATAATATTTTACCCAAATATTCAGTATAATCCGGGGGGATAGCCTGTGCAAGGCCGTCCCTGGTCATCCAGTCAATACCCATTGCATTGCTCCAAACCTCCTTAACACTGTCACCTTTTACCTTGAACCGACTCCCGCCAGTTGTGGTTAACTGGCCTTTCCCGGCAACTTGGGCATAATCCCCAGCTTTCACGCTTCCACGCTTAGCTGGAATCTCAGGATGAAGGGTGAACCAATTTTGAAGCTCAAACACGCGCTTTTTAAGAACCCGAAGACCAAACATGTCCCCTCTAAGAACCACATCCTTTCTTAGAGGGGACCCCGGAACATTTTCAATTACAGCAGGAGTCGATTGTTTTTGCAACATACTTCTGATAGTACTCAAGCAATCATTATATTCCTTACCGTCCGCCCTCCATCGTGCGGTAGAGCAACTATATCGCTGGCAGGGCGGTGATGCATGTATAAAGTCAAAATAATTACAGTATTCATTCAGGTATTCAACAGCATCCCCCTTGACAAAGGTGAACGGGTAATAATCATTAAAATCTTTGTTATCCACCCCGATTATTTCAATATTAACTCCTAACTTCTTAGCAGCACGGTAATAACCCATTGCAGCACCACCCTCACAGCAGCACAGATCCAAAAGCCTTCTCTTGGCTCTTGACTCTAATGTCTTATGTCTTAGTTTATTGCTCATTTCGCTTTTTTTTAAATTAGGATGACAAGGCCCACCGGCAGGCCTTGACATGCTTATATACCGCCAATTCGGTCAGCGCTTTCGCTGCGTCAGCCATTGTCTTTTAGGTCACTCCAAAAGGCTCGATACGACCATCCTTTCATTGCCGGTGCGCTCTCTCTCAAAAGGTTGAACCCGGCCAGGGAAACGAGCCCTGGCTAAGCTCCAAGCCGGGTTAAACAAATAACCGCTTATACACTTTAAGGAACTCTTCCTCTGCAACCTCCCAAGGCACCGGAATAAGACCATGGCCATCCTTAAAAAAACGCCTATGTTCCTTTTCCAACGCCAACTTATCATAATGCTTGACTGCCACAAAAGCACTATCAATAAGACCGAATTTTTCAATGATAGCGCGTTCAACCTTTTCCTCAATACCTATATAAGCTTTACCAATTGCCTGTTTAAGCGGTTTTATGACATCAAACAGATAAGCCTCTGCAGCGTCATGAAGTAGTGCAGCTTGTCGAACCGACTTTGGCTCATCATAATACCAAGCCAAGTTTGACACAATTACACTGTGCTGTGCTACAGAATAGAATTGCTTAATCTGGCCACCGAATCGGCAAATCTTTGACAAGGCACAGGCAATGTCCCTAATGTCAATCATATCAGCAGTCGGCTCATAAATGTTAAACTTACCGCCATGTGCCAGGTCAAAAATGCCCGATTCGGTTTCGTTTATTGGATGGGGATTAGTCATATTACACCTCCTTTCTTTTGTCTTGGTTCTAACATCTAAGTTCTACGCTCTACTAAGAGCCCTCCCCGGAGTCGAACCGGGGCGCAGACCATCAGGGCTTCCAGGCTGACGCTCAAACCTCGACTTTGAACTTGTCGGTGTACTCGATGTCCAGGCCGAACTTCTCGACCTTCTTGCGAGAAGCCTCATTGTTCAGCGCCTCCTTCACCTTGCCCACTGGCAAACTCCATTTGACACAAGTCGGGAATTTGTCAATGAAGCTTTCAACGTCAAAGTCATCAGGCGTTTGAACCTTGCCTTCCGGTACCCATTTAAGTTTACCGGATTCAAGAACGCAGGTCTTACCTTCAAACTCATCCGGGTGCGCCTCGGCAAATTCATGAAGTTTCTCCTCATAATACTTCATGTCCTCGGAAGCTTCCTGCTTCCGGGCTTTTGCATTTCGATAATCAACAAGAAGCTTTTCAGCTTCCGCTTTACTCATCGCCTTCTTTGAAGGCGCTTTCGGTGCTGCATTCGTGTCAGTCATAATGAATCTGTTTTAAAGGTTATTCAAATAAAGTTTAAGTGCGAATTCATTAGCCACCTGCTTACGCTTACCGCTGTACTCATCAAGCAGGCGCATCGTCTTGCGCAGGTCCTCGCTGTTGTTATCCGCCTGCTTCATATGCTCGCGCAATTCATCAATGCGCCTTTGTATGTAAACCGCCCGGTTCACATTCGCCTGTATGCTGCGACCGCTGTCAGCCTCAGGCTTGCTTTCAGGCTTATGCCCTGCCGGTAATTCCGCCAGTTCGGCCATGTTCATCCCAAAGCATACCCGGCACATTTCACCCTCTTCATCCCAAGGTCGCAATACGTCCCCGCAATTCGGGCATCTATTAATGAAATTCCTACTCATAAGTCACCTCCTGATGTTTTAGGTTGATAGAATACGTGTCTAAGACTTCCCTGTGAAACTGCCGGTAGCGCGCTGCCGTCTGCGTGCGCTCCAGCACCAGGAATTTGAAATCATTACAGTACCAGTGATGCATGAAGTCCTTCCAAAAGTCTCGCCGCTTAGCCAATTGCTGCAGGCCGTTCGTTTGCAGGAATTCCATGCCCATTTCATAGATAAGCTCCGCAAGGGCGTCCTTGCTTAGCCCGGTTTTTTCGCAGACCTCATCCGCATAAGGCCCGCATCTTTCCCTTAACCTGTGTGCAGTGCGTTTCATATAATTACCCTTTTTCCGTTAATACTACGTGCGCCAATTGCCTGATCTCCTCCTTTAGCTCCCGGTACTTCTCCTTCTTGCACCGGAAGTCAACTGAGTTAGGATCATTGTGCGCCAGTATCCGCTCCCATAGCTCTCGACTTTCCTGCCGCAGGCGTTCAAGCTTTGCTTTGTTGCTTTCGTGTACCATATTGCCAACCTTGACCGCCTACTGGCGGTTGTTTAGAGAACTACCGTGATACAATTGCGCACTTTCCTCATC